TTGTTAATCTTAGAAGTATTAATGCCTTTAGCACTATCAACTAAGAATTTTATCATTGTTGTTTTTTCATCATCCGTTTTTTCAACGAACCCTATATTTTCCATCTGCTCTCCAGTAACGGGGCTAACTTCTGAATCGTTTTCAGATGATATAACAATTCCACTTTCTTTATCGTAAAAAACATTTTCTAGCACTGTTGAATCTGCTTTGATAACATCTACGCCATCAACCTTTTCAACTGATACAATATTTGCAAATTGATTTGCTGGGGAATCTACAAGACTCAACTCAACTAAATCATAATCCTTAATAATTCTAATTTGTGAATCTGACTTCTCATCGTATCCGTCATCCCACTTGTTCATTCTTCCGCCAATAGAAAAACCTGTTAGTGTTCCATCAAGAACCTTTTCCCAAGTATCCTGTGCACCCTTTGAAACATATGCAGATACAAAAACACCCTTGTAGAACTTCTTTGTATCTGGATCGAAATACTTATCTTCTTTAAAGTTAATCATCTTGCCTACTGCTAATGGCTGATGCATTTCTCTAATGTTCCCACGAAATTTTGCGAAGGCATTCATTGATGCTTCTGATGTAACGATGTCCATCTGCTTATCAAGGTTGTCTAGTGACGCAAAACCTGAAACGATACGACGTTCTTTGTCTACCTTATTAAAAGGCATCGAAAGACGAAGATTTTCCCCATCTGAATTCCAATGGGCTTTGGATACATTGCTCACCATTATATTATAAGCCCCATTTTATACATATATCACATATTGGACATATTGGACATTATGGGGTTTTTCTTCCCTCTCCCTTTGGGGCTCTTCCAGCAACTGTTGAAGTGCTGTCGGAATTGTTATTTGTTCTTTCTGCATCTCTAGATCTTGTCGTTCTTGCTTCGGATGATGCTGCTGGACTTAAGTCTAGAACCTCATCTCCACCGTCTCTTTGTGGCATATCCAAAACAACTCTTGCCTCGTTAGGAGTCATTATCTGATTCTTAACATATCTTTCAAGGATTTGAGACTGTGCTATTTCATCTGTTAGTGTAAGTTCATTAAATACGAACTCAATAATATCTGTCTTTTCACGAATTATTTTGTTGATCATTTTTTCTAATTGTCTTTGTGCTGGTCGTGCAACCTGCTCCTTAAAGGTACGATCCTGTGCAAGTGCTGCTGCTATAGATCCAGAATCGCCACCCCCAAGTTTTGATAGTGGCACTTGATGTGCTACCAGGATATCATCACGGTTTTGTTTACGATACTCTTTAAATGAGCCGTCCTGTATACCGTCTTCGATGGGCTCCATCTTAAATTCAACTTTGTTGTTTTCGCTATCACCTGGAAGTGGAATATATAGCGTTCTGTGCGATTGCCCTCTGAGACTTGTCTGTAAAAATCTAAACATCTTGTCTTCTGCATCTCCAGAAAGTTTAGCACCCTTCAACGTTACAACATAACGTGGCACTGCCTTGTTTGCAAAATAATCAATATTGTATTGTGAGGCTAATGAGTCTCCATGTAATGAGTTAATAGCCGACATAATGTCTGGCACTCCATAGAATGTATTAAGAGGTGAGTATTGCTTAAAGTGAATAATCTCGTTTGGTCTAGCATCTGTTGTTAGTGGGTTTTGGTTCTTTGCTCCAAAGTTACGGAAGTATACGATCTTGTTTCCAATGATCTGTACATATCCATCCTTGATTCTTCTCACTCGCATTGTCGTTGCTGGTATATGTCCAACGTATCCAATTTCTCCACGAGTTGTTCTTCCAATTTCTAAGTAGCCATTTCCTGTTGACTGAAGATCTGTGTAAACCTTTTCCATTGTTGCGGTAAAAGAGTCGTCATCATTAAGAGACTCTAGCCAGTCACGCATTTCAATCTTTGCTCGTTCAATTCTCTTTCGTGCCTTCTGTGTTGCACTGTTGTCTTCCGATGCTTCAAGTCTCATCATTGTTCTTGGAGAAACCTTGAACTCATAACCAAGTCCAACAATGTTCTCAACCTTTGCATCAATTGCTGCGTGGTTAGCAAATGATGTGTCGTAGTAGTTTGCTAATTCATATAGATTCCATGGTGGTGTAATAACATCAAACATTCCATACCCATTTACATATACTAGCCCTGGGTTTATCTCTTTTGACTGTGCTCCATCAATACCGCTTTTTCCAGCAAGTGCTGCTGTTGTGTATTGAGTTGTTGGCTCAACCATTTTGCTTGAAAGTCTATTTGTCCGTCTTTTAAAATTTGCATCTAATCCATCAAGAGATTTTAGTGTATCCCAATTACCATTAAATGGGTCTGATTTTGAAAAAGTATCATCTTTCTTTGGTGCATCATCAATTCTTGCGCCGATTTCATATTCATTATCTTGCATGATTACTCCTCGTCTCCATACTTAGCAATTGTATCCTTTGCTGCTTGAACAGCGCCAAGGTCGTTAAGGGAAGGAATAAGTCCAGCCTTTAAGCGATCAACTTGCTCTGAATATTCTTCTTCTGTTACTCTTGTTAGCCCTGGAACAAATACACAAGTACCATCGCCTGGATCTCCATAATACATGGCAGTCTTCTTTAATTCCGCAATTCTAGAAATATCGTTTTTGTCTGATGGAATATTAAGAACTGAGCCATTACCATCTGTAAACCACTTGCCGTTTGCTTTCTTATATACGTAAAGTCCCCAGTCATAGTTCTTTTCAATGACTTGTCTTCTAACATTTTTTACAATTGGTTGACCAGTTTTTGGGTCTATTAGCGAATCCATAACTATAAGTATACCATATTACACTGGATCTTGTACGAACTGGTTCCAATTTACATCTGTAAAGATGGTATATGCGTATTCTCCAAAACTAATAGGCCTATCATCATCCACAATTATCTTATTTGTTCCCGTATAACTCTTGTATACGTCTGAAGGATTGACACCATAATAACTTGTTTCTGACAAAACTAAGACTTTATTCCAGTTAAACGACCCACTATCCCAGAACTCCCAGTCAAGTTCATAAGATCCCAAAACCTTTACTCTGAACCATGGTCTTTCTGCTATGTTCTGAACTTCTTGCAGGTTGGTAGATTGATAGTAAGAAATGCTATTAAATAATAGTGGTCCTGTTAATCTTACGGCTCCTTCAAAAAATGAAAAGTTTAGACTGCTTGAGAAATTGATTCCAAGGAATCCCCACTCCTGAAGAGTTATTACTGGCTCTTTTACTACCTTTCCATTCCAATAAAATCCAATACCATTTTGAATAAGTCCTGTGTTTGCATCTATTGCATATATTTTTGCTCTTCGTCCAGAAGGGTCACTTGCTACCATATAAAATTTTATGTAAGAGTCTTTGCTTTGCACCTCAAATATTTGAGTTGGGGCATAAGGGAAATAGTCTCCATCAAACCTAACAGCCATTTGCATTGCTATAACCTTAAATCCTTCAGACCTACTTTCGTTTACTGGAATCATAAGCCCTCTATTTATTAGAGGGTCATACTTTCCCTTTAATTGAATTCCGCTGGTTTTGGTTAGATATAAATATGGAGATGATCCAGTATAGATTGCAAAAGGATTATTTCTTTTAAAATCATAATAAATTCCAGTCTTTGTATATGGATAAATCGATGTTCCAAATCTTGTTCCAATAGGGCTTGCATCAGATTCGTTAAGTGCTTGTGAGGCATATGAAAGTTTTTTAATTGAAACGTTGTTTGTTTCTGAGTTTTTAACATTCATCTCTATATGTGTAACAATTGACAAATCATTAAAATCTACACCTGATGGCGGATATATAATCATGTTGTCTACAACTTCGTATTTTGTTGTCATCCAGTCTGAGCCAGGGATTAGCACCCCATTCCTTGATGGTCTTTCTGTTTTTGTAAAATAAAAATAAGTTTGATTTGCTCCCAACTCTGTGTACTGAAATGTTACATATGTTTTTATATTTGCTCCGTCCGTATCATAACGATAATCTTTTGATATTTTATTTTTTAAATCTTCGTAGTCATTGTATCCAGTAAACAAGTAGTTATCTAGCGACTCGTATGTTCTTTGAACTGGAAGGCCATATTCATTTGCCAACTCTGCATAGGTCCAACTTTCTGGCTTTGTTTCTATGGCAATTGTTTTTGAAGGTATTGGGTAGTCTATGTTAAACTGAATAAAGTCAAGATCAAAATACTGGTCGCCTCTTTTATCAAGAACGGACTCTGCAAAATATGTTAGAGGTAGTTGATCTTCCCAGTATGCGCTTGCAGAGACTGTAAGTTTGTATGTGTCAAAAACTGTATCTGGCAAAAGTGTATAACTTGCAATATGATCAACAAGGTAGTCCTCGTCAAGGATTATGACACCACCACCAGAAATTGCTCCGTTTGCTGTGTCTGTTGTTCCTCCATAAGGTGGCATAGACGTTGTGTCTACTCCTCCGTCCACGTTTATTAATTGATTATTTTGATAAATAGCAAACAGATCTTCATTCCAAATTGGAACTCCTATCTCATTAAACAGTGTTCTAATTTTTTGAAAATTGTATTCCGTACATATTCCTACATTATAAATTTTACCAGTAAATGTTGATAGTCCATTTTTGTCTCCTCCGACATACATTCTCAGGTCTGACAAAGAACCAAAAAAGTCTGATGCTGGATTTCCAAATCTTGATACAAACCGTGGAATATTTAAACCTACATCAACAAGTTCTCCTGGTTCTCCTACTACTGGAGAGTAAATAGTTTCTGAAATTCCGTTATAGTTTATTATGTAAGATATTTGATTATTTAATAATTGTATTAAAAAATAACTTCCTGTGTTTTCTTTTTCAATTCTAAAAAGTGTTTGAGCGGACGTAGATGTTTGTGGCAACCTAAAACAGCCATAGAAAGCAGAAACTGGTGTATTTATAAAGTCAAAGTTTTTAAAGAACATGTATCCAGAAACAGAATTCCATGAAGAGTTTGGCCTAAAAGAAAAGAACTCTCTCGTGTCTGTTGGCTGTACGGTCTTACAATCTAAAAATAGTTCTTTTTCTGTTCTTGATGACAAAACTATTTCTGGAAGTGGATGAGACAAAACAGAAAGAGACCTATTGACAGTAGACACATTATCGCTAAACCCCTGATTCCAAGAACCAATTTTTGGATAAGAATAGTTTGAAGAGTAATCGGCAAAGGAATAATCAATAAATACAGATGTTCCGCTGTAAGAGGTATTAATGTTTTCTGGTATATCTACACCCTGACCAAAAACAAATCTTCTTTTTGCAACTGCAGTTGCTACAATATAAGGATAAATTCCAACACAGTCTATCTCTATTGGGTATATGTCATCATATGCATAGAATCCTATCCAGTCTTGATCTTTTCCGTTTGCATCTAGCATCGATGGCAAATAAAGAGAGTCTGTTAAATAGTTTAAAGATATAACTTCTTGACCATTTATAACAAGAGAGGCAGTATCTTTTCCAACACGCAGGTGAACCAGCATTGGCCTTGTCCATTCACCAACATAATATGCACTATATTCATTTCCTACTTTTAGCCCTATAGATGGTCCGTCCACATAAATTCCATCTTGTGAACCAAGTGGACCAATAATTCTTTTCCTGTCGTTACTATAAGAGTTTATTCTTAGCCATGTCTCAAAAGTGTATTGTTTAAACTTGCCAGACTCATTTAACATTCCAACCCCAGGAACTATAAGAGAAGGGTTATCTCCGTTTGGGTATAGCGTTGTAAGTCCAGAAGTTCCATAAACAATTGGAATTCCTGAATTTTTTGCTTTAAGCATGTTCTCAGAAACTAAATAGTAGGCATCTAAGTCTTGTAATCCGTAGCACTTTGCAACTACGGCCTTTTGTGGAGATATAGATATGTAAGAAGGAATGTCTATTGTAGTAACTCCAAGAGATGTGGAAGAAAACTCTTCTGACCACTGACCAAGACTTATTCCGTTTACTAAAAACACATCCTCTGTTTCTGATCCACCTATAAAATTTATTTTAAAAACAAGCCTTAACTTTGTATCGTCTGGAGGAGTGTCAAATGTTTCTGATATAAAAATCCAGTTGCTGTTTATTACTGTATCGTAGTTTTTTAAGTGTGTGATATTTTGACCACTTGTTGTGTCTGTGTACTGATACCCAATTTCAAAACCAGATATGTAAGCACTTTCAGAATAAAAATATCCTCCTACCGAAAATGTTCTAAGATATTTATTAAGGTCTTTTAAATCCATAATGTCATTACTTACTGCAATTATGGATGAAGACTCTTCTTCTGTTGGTGTTGCAGTTATTTTACCTACATAACTGTTTATAAATGGCTCATCTACCGACTGCGTGTATGGCTGATAAGTGCCACCAGTTACAACCCAATTTGAAAGATTTCTTTGGGGCTCTGAAATTAAAGAAACGTAGTCTGCCTTATCGTCCAACGCCCATAGACCAGTCGGATGCTCAGCAAAGACTTTTTCGGCATATAGGTTTGAAGGACTAGACATTATAGGTCTATTTTACCACAGAAGACTAGTTGTTTATTTTAATTTCACAGTAGTCTGTTGTACAGTATGCCTCACCTTGAGCCTCAAGATTATCTACACCGTCATAGATTGCTCCAAAGTCAATGTGCTTCAATTTGCCAATATATGACTCATACTGCTCTTCAGTAATCTGAGTGTATGGCTGTTGTGGATAAACAGTGTTTCCCATTGGAAGGAATGATACTGCCTTTAATTGTCCCTCGTACATATGAAGTGCTGGGACAACATGCTTTGATTCTGTTTCCTTGTCAAATGATAGAGTTACAGAAACACCATTGTCTGACCAATACTTCTGAGCAGTTGCTGCAAGAGCAATCTTCTCAAACAATGTAACATCCTTTTCAGATCTTGGATGACCTGACTTGATTGGGAAGTAAACTACTGATGTGTTTGCTGATACTACGTCATCTTCAATTGTGTACCCTGCTGCTTTAAACAAGTGCATCATTGGATCTGTGTTTCCAAATCTAACTGCACGAAGGAAGAAGTTTCCTCCAGGTCCCCAGTGAACTCCAGGAGTTGCACCAGAAAGGATTGAAACTGATCCTGATGGCTTAACTGTTGTTACACGAATTGATTCACGAACACAAAGCCATTCTGAGTATTGATGATCGTAGTGACGAATCTTGTTGTATCCTTCATCCATCCACTCACGAACAATTGGCAAACCCTTTTGGTCTGCAAATGATGCAATACCAGTAAGTGATGTACCAATGCGACGGTTGCGTTGCATGATTCCATTTGTTTGTGGCCAATGTGTTGGAACAAGTGTTACAGTCTTTCCATAGAGGTATGCAAACTTCAGGGTACGCAGGAAGTCCTCCTTGGACTCATGACGATTCAAGTGCACTTCTACAAGTGTACATAGTTCGTATGATTCCAATGGCTGCTCCGCACATGGGTTGAACCCCATCACACGATAATCCTTACCGTCTGGCGCATCCTTTAGTCGTCCATAATTACGAGCAACATCAAGCCAGATAAAACCTGGCTCTCCGTTTTCAGTAATTAAATCTACATAGTCTTCGTACTTTGTTCCTACTTCTGCTGAAATAGAATTATTAGACATCCAAGCCCAACCTGGGTTTTCTGGATCAAATGAGTTACGCTCTGGGAATAGTTCTGAGTTCTTTAGATTCATAAATGTTTCATCCCCTGCATTACCCAAAGCAAGTGTTGCTGATCTACGGACATTTCCAGATACTACGCAGGTACCAATTAGGTTTACAAGGTCTACAATAGCACGAGAGTCTAGTGTTTCTCCGCCTCTGGAGCCGATTACACGGTCTATCTGGTCGTGTAACTTGATAAGAGGTGCAGGTCCTGAAGCAACGCCTCCAAAGCCCTTAATAGGGGCTCCAAGAGGTCTGATCAAATCATAGTTAAACTTCTGAATGCTCTGGTTTGCTCTCAAATATGAGTTGATTAGAAGTCTGACTGACTCTACCCAACCTTCACGAGTGTCTGGAATTTCGAACACCTGTTCTGGTTCTGTTGGGGCATAGATTGAGAAATTCTTATCCTGTCCCACTGTATCAAACCCTACACCAATACCAAGCATTAGCGCATCCATAACCCAAGCAAACAGTGCTCCTGGATCATTCTTGTCAAGGTCCTTTGTAGAAACCATTGCACAGTTTTGTAATGCTGCTGAGTTCTTCTTTTCCATAGTCATAGGAGTTCCAAATGCCCACATACCTCGTCCTGGTGGTGTCCACTTTAATTCAAACATTCTTTGGAATGCTTCTTGTGCAGACTTTTGGGCTTTGTAGTCATTCCATGGCAAGCGGTTTTCTTTAGCATGATTCTTTTGTACTGAATACATACCCTCGATTACACGACGACAAACTTCATGCCATCTTTCCTTAGTTCCATCTTCCTTCATGCGAGAATATGTACGAATAAAAGTAATTTCTCCAAGTGAATTTTCTGCTGCATCCTTAAACCCAAATGGGCTTTCTTGGTTCTTGTACTTTTCTACGAAGTCCTCTGGAAGTTTAAAACTAAAAAAATCTGACATGTGTTTCGTCCTTTCTAAAACGGAATAGTGTTAAGTATAGCAGAGTTTTAAAAAAAGCAAAACTCTACCTAAAGTTACAGTTTATGGTTTTACTTAAAGTTTTTCTTTTGCCAAAACTTTAGTCTATAACCATTTTGAAAACTAGATCTAACCCTAGATCTTTGCTCTTCTACTTTTGATGCTGGGAAGTTTTTGTCTAACTCCATTGCCCATTCTTCTCTTTTGAATGGAAAAACCTGATACATTGGGGTTCCTTGCTTTATAGTTCCCTTAAAATTCTTCTTAACTAAAAATGAAAGATGTCCATCAGTAAAGTAATTATCGGTATCTACAACCGCATCAATTGCCTTTAGAGGAGATGGGGGCTGGTGCATTGGAGTTGTGAAGAAAGTACTATATCCCTCATCTGTCTGAACCATCCATGTAGGGTGTATTCTTAATATTTTGTTGCAATATATTTCTTTGTCTATTGGCAAGTGAGAAACTTGCTCTTCTATATGTTCACTAATTAATGCGCTACGGTATTTATCCATATGAATAGGTAATTGTATATTCATATTTCCATCAGTTGTATCTATATAGATATCGCATGGAACTTTTAATATATACCCCATTGACATTGCATCAAAAAAGGCTTGACATTTTTTTACAGTAAGTCTCATTATTCCTCTATCAGGGATATCGCTTCCTGATATTGCTGGTTGATCTTTGTACCAGTTAGGAACATTTTTTGTTCCTGGCTCTGGTTCTGGAACAACATTTGCCAATCCTGGATACATTTGTAAAAATCTAATAGTGTTCATATAAGCCTTTCGTTATTATTAATTATAGCATATTAAAGGTTTTGCCAGGTTTCTGAATCCTGCATCTCAAGCATGTAACCTGGAGCAACATAGAAATGCATTATCTTTTGATCATGCTCTACTATTGTTGAATTATCAGTACCGCCAGAGATTATCAAAAAACTGTTTCTTTCTGGATTTACAGTAACGAGATTATCCTGTAAGTGTATATTTTCAATAATAAAGCCAGTTTTACCTGAATAAATCTTTCCATAAAAGCAAAGATATTTTTTTAAGCCTGAAGTAAATCTTACGCCGTTGTTTTTACGTAGAACATCTTCATTAGAAAATAATAATTTGTAGTCTTGTTTTTCATAGTTTATGTTGTTTTCTTTGCACATAAAAATTACTTGATCTTTTATTGAATTCAAAATGTTTTCTTCTATATTAGAAAGTTTATAAATGATCATCTTGAAACTCTTTTACCAAAAAATACATATGGATAGGCTGGCTGATCAAAAAAGTCTTCTCTTAGATCTATTGCTTGTTCCACAGACGTATTCTTTACATGATTAGTTTTAAAAGCAGAGGAATACATTTTGTTGCCAATTTCAGACCCATATTCATGAACAAGTGTTTTATGAAATAAATGCTTTAAAACTTTTGATCCGTAGTATAAAGATGTTTTACCAATACCCTTCATTCTAAAAATTGGTGATACGGACATTCTATCTGTTAGAATATTTCCTATATCATCTTCTTTTTTCCATGTGGCATATACATCTGGGTAGTCATTTAAAATATGATCTCCAACACATACAGATCCAGTTGGATATTTGTCATTAAAATAAACACAGGCAATTCCGTCTAAAGTTTTATGGTTTTCAAAAAATACATAATAAAACCAAGATCCCTCAAGTTCTTTAGGATATGTGAGTTCCTTAAAACTTGAGGTATCTAGGACCTTAATCATTGTAGATTATTCTTCTGTTTGATATCCGTCGTAAACCAAGAAATGATCTGTGTAGAACATATCATAAGGTTCACAGTTGATAGATACAACTTGATGAGGAAGGTAAGAGATAATTAACTCAGTAATAGGTACCCAAGAGTTATTGTCTGTTGACCAGAGTTCATCTGTTTCTAATAGATCAATAGATGCAATCATCTTGGCTATACCGTCTCTTTTTACGAGCATGTAGTGAGACCCTGAATAGAACTCACCATTTATAGACACAGACTCTTGTGCTGTTGATGTTCCTATATGCATGATCGTTGTTTCTTTATCAGGGAACATAGAAAGATCTTGTGGATCCCCTTCCCAATTCTGAACATCTTGCATTGTAAAGTTCGTCCCTAGTCCAGGAACCTCTGTAGAAACAAGAACATCTCCTACTTGAAGATTAGATGCTTGAGTGTATCCGTTTGTAGTTAAGATTAATGTATTTACACTCACAGACTTTGGACCAGATGGCGTAAATCCATAAGCACCGAATGCTCCGAATGCTCCGAAGGCACCGAATGCACCGAATGCTCCGAAGGCACCGAATGCACCGAATGCACCGAATGCACCGAATGCACCGAAGGCTCCGAATGCACCGAATGCACCGAAGGCTCCGAAGGCACCGAATGGTGGCGGAGGACATGTAAATGATTCTGCTCCTGTACATGAGTTTACGTAAATAGCAACTGATGCTCCACAAGAACCACGATACTCGGTATAAGCATAATTATTTGTGCATGCGACTGGCACTGGCACTGGTACTGGCTGTGGTACTGGCACGGGAATTGGTTGTGGCACTGGCTGTGGTACTGGCTGTGGCACTGGTACTGGCTGTGGTACTGGCACTGGCTGTGGCAGAGGAACAAATCCAAATGGTGTAAAACCAAATGGAACAAATGAGAATGCTGTTGTAACGCTTCCTGATGAAGACGATGTTCCAGAACTTCCATTTTGGTTATCTGCACGAACTGTGTATGTTTGTGATGAACCCATTTCTTGACCTACACCTACTGATGTAGAAGATGTGTTTCCACTCTTTCCATCGCTAGATGCCCAGAAATAGTTTGTTATTGCTTTTCCACCATTTGCTGGTGCTGACCAGGAAACGTTGTCTTGACCGACCTGAGTTGATGCACTTGGTGCAGATGGTGTTGCTGGAACTGTTGTTATAGGTACAGGTAGTGAAGGCACTGATGCTGGGGAAGTTCCTGAAGCATTTGTTGCTGTTACAGTAAATGTTGCAGTTGCTCCTGATGCAATTCCAGGTACAACAATTGGAGAAGATAGACCTGTGGCTATTTGTCCTGTACTTGATGTTGCTGTGTATGACGAAGCAGCAGGAGAATCTGCTGGTAGTTCAAAAGCAACTGATGCTGCTCCGTTGTTGAATGGACGATTTGTTCCTACGTCTGTTGCAACAACATTAATTGGTGCCTTTGGTTCTAAGAAGTCGTTTGCCGACTGACTCATTCTACCTGCTTGCTTTGACATATTTATTCTCCCTTAATTTTGTATTATACTGCTAAGTCTCCGAAGATCAACCAACCAGAGGCAGTCTTCATTGCTGTTACAACTGAGTTTGTAGTTCTAAACTTTCTTCCTGGTGTTCCAACTACTCCATTAGCGTCAGAGAACTGGGCTCCTGTGCCTGATGCCTGGTAGAAGTCAATTGACTGTCCAGTTGAGTATCCTGTTGCAGGAAGAGTGATTGTGACTGCTCCAGTTAGTGGAACAAACTTGTCTGCTTCTCCTGCTGCTAATGTTGCATTTGATGAGATTGCTGTTGCAAATGTTGTTACAGATGGAACTCCCAACTTTGTTTGAGTACCGTCTGAGAAGACTATACCAGATGAAGGAGTTACGGTTGTTGCTTCAAGTGCTCCAACCTGTAGTGCATCAAGTGATCCCTCTGTAAAGTCTACTGTTGTTGAAGGTTCTGTTGTAACTCCCTTAAACAACTTCCACTTGTCTGCAGAAACATCTCTTACGATACCTGAGTGCTTGTTTGCACCATCATTGTATCCAACCACAATACCTAGGTCAACTGTATTTGCTGCATTTTGGTGAGCAAGTTGGACCAGGTTATCTTCGATTGTGATAGATGTTGCAGATGCGCTAAACTGTGTACCGTTAACTGTTAGGTTTCCGTCAACAACAACGTTTCCGTCAACTTCCATGTTACCTGTAAATGTTTGGTTTGCTGCATTCTTGTATGCTAACTGTGAGGTATCTGAAATACCATGAACATCGGTAGTATCTGAATTGTGTGTTGATACAGCGCTGTCTGCATATGTCTTAGTTGCGACTGTGCTGTCAATATCAAATTCTTCTGTTTCAAGGTTCCAGTCAATTCCTACACCTGCAAGTGCTGACTGATCTACTGTCACACCTGTAATAGCGTTAGAAAGTTCTGTTTGAGTTACCAAGACTGTTGTGTCTGGGATACCGTGAACATTTTCTGTTAATAGGTTGTGGTCTGAAATCTTTGTATCTGCTGCAGTTGCTGCATCTGCAATAGCCTCAGTCTTTGCTGTGCCAATCGCTGTAGCCTGTGCAGTTGATACTGGTTTGTCTACATCTGCTGTATTATCTACATTTGTGAGACCTGCTGTAACTATTCCGATTGCAGTTGAAATCTTTGCATCTGCTTCTGTTCCAGCCTCAGAAATTGCTTCACTCTTTGCTGTTGCTACATTTCCTGTAGTTGCTAGAAGGGATGTATCTGCAATTCCGTGTACGCCTAGAGTAGTTGAGTTATGGGAAGTTATTGCGTCTGAAACATCTGAAAGTAGAGCAAGGTTTGCTGTATCTTCGATTCCGTGTACGCCTGTTGTGCTTGAGTTGTGAGACCCAATTGAATCTGAAACATCTGAAAGTAAAGCAAGATCATTTGTGTCAGCAATTCCGTGTACATTTAAAGTACTTGAATTGAAGTCAGTAATCTTTGCATCTGTGATGTCTCCTGCTTCTTCAATCGCTGCATCAATTGCTTCTTGCTTTGCTGTTGATACGTTTGTAAGAGTTGCAAGAAGTGCTGTGTTAGCAATTCCATGAACACCTAATGTCTGTAGATTGTGATCAGAAACTGCCGTGTCTGCATAACTTTTTGTTGCAAGGTTTGCTGTGTCTGCAATTCCATGTACATTTGTTGTTTTGTCTTTGTGAGTTTCTAAAGCACCTGATATAGTGTTACTTACCTGGGTAATTGATGCTGCTCCTTCTAAAACTACTAGGTCAACTCTTGCATTTGTTGCAAGCGCTGCCAAGAAATCAGGATTGTCTCCTAGTGCGTCTGCAATTTCTGATAAAGTATTCAGAGACTCTGGAGACATTCCTACAACTGAATCAATGGCTGCCTGAAGTTCTGTTGCGTTAGCAAAATATACTAATTGGGACCATGTAGATGTTCCGTTACCCATCTTAAACTTGCTGGTATCAGTTTCAAAACCGATTTCACCTGCTGCTAAAACTGGGTTTGCTGCCGTCCATTGGGCTGCTAATCCTCTACGCTGTTGCATTCTAGTTGCCATTTATTTATCTCCTTCTGTACGGTTTGCGTACACTTTCTTTTTTGTATTTAAATTTTTCATATTACACTCCACCGCCATCTAGCACTAGGTTAAGAGAAGCGATATCTTGTATTGCTGCCTTAACAAATGCTGTTGTAGCCACCTGTGTTGTGTCAGTTCCAACTTCAGCAGTAGGGGCTAAAGGTGTTCCTGTAAATGTTGGAGACTGTGCTGGTGCGATGTCAAAGAAAACTGATCCATCGTTTGTAAACTGCCACTTATCTGCAGTCTCGTTCCAGCGAACCTGAACATTTGCCTCATCTCCACGAATAACTCTTATTCCAGAGTTTTCAGTTGGATTTCCACTTGTAAAATTGCTATTTAAGTCAATGAGGTTATCAGCCAGAGAAATTGTCTCGCTGTTGATTGTTGTAACTGTTCCGCCAACTGATAGGTTGCCAGTAACTGTAAGGTTTCCGCCTACTTCTGCGTTATCATTTACGTAAACCTTTCCAGTTCCGTTACCTGACAAAGACAGATCTGTATTTGTTGTCTTGCTTGTAACTGTATCAGACTTTAGTCCATTGCTGAATGTCACTCCGTTACCGTCAGCGCTTGAGAAATTAGCGCCTGCTTCTACAACTACTGGTCCCTTTATATTAATAGAACCAGTTCCTGTTGGATCAAATTCAATATTACCGCTTCCGCTTGTTCGTAGTCCTAGGTTTTCATTAATGTCTGCTGAAACAACGATTGCTCCTGATTCATCCTGAAGAACCTTCTGTCCGTTAACATACAGAGATCCTGGACCAACATAAATATCTTTCCACATATTTGTAGGAGATCCTAGGTCGTATGTGTTGTCTTCAGAAGGAACAATATTTCCGCCTGCTGTTACTGTAGGCAGAACCACTGTTCCAGTAAATGTTGGAGAAGCCTTTGGAGCCTTTAGGTCAAGTGCTGTATTGCGAGCACTTGTTTCTGCTGCTACCTTTGCAGTAGCGTCTGCTGCTGCCGTAGCCTCTGCTGCTGCTTGAGCGGCGTTAGCCTTGGTAGTAGCATCTGCTGCTGCTGTTGCTTCTGCACCTGACTTAGCGGTGTTTGCCTTGGTTGTGGCATCTGCTGAGGCTGCAGAAATTGCTTCTGTCTTAGCAGTTGCAATATTTGTATTTACTGTAGCAAAAAAGTTTGCGTCGTCGCCAACTGCTGCTGCGAGTTCGTTTAGAGTATCTAGGAGACCTGGAGCACCATCAATAAGTTCTTCAATTGCTGCTGCTGCGTCTGCTGTAAAGTATGTCAGAGTGGCCCAACGATTTGTTCCATCACCAATCTTAAACTTGTTAGTATCAATTTCAAAACCTATTTCTCCAGGTGATAAAATTGGATTTGCTGATGTCCACTGCGCTGCAGTGCCTCTTCGCTGTTGTTGTCTTACTGCCATTTAATTGCCTCCTAATGGGTGCTGCCCATATTGTCTTATTATAACATCCAATTTTTAATTGAAGTTATCTATTGCTATTCCGCCATCATGTACTGATGAAAAAACCTCGTCTGATGCAAGCCCAGAATCTGTTTCAGATGTCATTGGGCTATCAAAAAACCCAGAATCAACAAACATTGTCACAATAAGGCCTGTGCCATCAATTGCGGTGTCGTGAATGTGATCTGGAATATTGTTAGTGTCTTCTATTGTTGCCTGGGTGTACCAAGAACCTTCGTAGTAGAAGTTTACTCTGTTTGTAAGAGTATCTAACCACTGTGTTCCATTAGTTGGTGAAGAAGGAGCAGTTGTGCCTACAGCCATAGGTCCTGTTAGGGAATCTACATAGGCCTTAGTTGCTGCGTGATCAGCAAGAGTTGGTTCTCCTACTGTTACTGCATCTCCGAATGTACCGCCGTTTGTAACGACTAAACCATTCTTGACCTTGAAGTCTTTATCGACTATTGCCATTTACTACTCCTTCTTCCAACTATTTTTATTTTTTATTAAACTAGAAGTGTTCCCATAACAGTAACTGTTGAGTCATTGTTAGCGGTTGTTACCTGTAGTTGTACGTTTTCTCCTGAAATACCTGCTGAAATTGATGACGCTGAGCCATTTGTTCCAACAATTCCGTATTCAGTGATTGCAATGTTATCTGAAGAGTCAAGTGTCAAAAGGACCTTTGATATTTCAGTATGTGTTCCGTAGGCAACCTTTACAAGGTATTCTGCTGAACGGTAGTCAGCCTTTGCGAAGGCGTGTGCTACTTGAATTCCTGCTGTTGGTGCTGAAAGTGTTGCTGCGACCTGCTTAGCAACTGAGTTTAACTCAACTGAAGTAAATGAACGATCTGTTCCATCTACCGCAGTACGAGCACGAGCATCTGTGAAGTACTTGTTTGTTGTACCTTCTACAAGGTCATCAGTATCAGAATCTGCTACACCGTTTTCTGCGGTAATAGTAAGTCCTGCACCTGTGCCTGTGATTGTAATATTTGTTAGTGCTGCACCAGTTAAAAGTTGTGCTGCTGAAGTCTTAGCACGAGAATCTGTGAAGTAAAGGTTTGTTGAACCCTCTTCAATGTCATCTGTGTCAAGTTCATCAATTGCATCACCGATTGTTCCACCTACAGCGTCAATTGCTCGCTGGTTTGTGAAGTAAAGGTTTGTGCCTTCTTCGATGTCTGTTGTACTAAGAGCGTCAACTGCGGTTGTAATTGCAGAGTTTCTGTCAATTACTTCCTGGCCAATTGCTGCGTTGATCGCAGAGTTACGGTTTGTAACCTCTGTATCAATTGCTGAAGAAATTGCAGAGTTACGGTCTGCCACTTCTTGTGTAATCTTTCCATCAGTGTAGATATTTGCATCTGACTCTGCTGCATTAGCCTTAGATGTTGCATCTAGTGCGGCAGTTGCTTCTGCTGCTGCTTGTGCAGCATTTGCTTTTGAAGTTGCATCTGCTGATGCAGTTGCTTCTGCTGCTGTTTGGGCTGCTGATGCATATCCCTGTGCTGCTGTATCAAGATCAGAGATCTCTCCATCTACATAGGCTGTGTCAGCCTTTGTTGCAACCAAGTTAGCAACATCTGTTGCATAGTTTGGATTGTCAGCGATTGCTGCTGCCAACTCGTTAAGAGTGTCAAGAAGTTCTGGTGCTTGACCTACAAGTGCAGCAACTTCTGCATCTGTGTAAGCATTAGCAGATAAAATTGCTTCAGACTTTGCTGTAGCAATATCTCCAGTTACTGTTGTATAGAGTGATGAGTTTGCATTTGATGCAGTTAACTCTGCTGCTGCTTGTGCAGCATTTGCTTTTGAAGTTGCATCTGCTGATGCAGTTGCTTCTGCTGCTGCTTGTGCAGCGTTAGCCTTTGAGGTTGCGTCTGCTGATGCAGTTGCAATAGCATCTGTTTCAGCCTGGTCTGCATAAGCCTTTAGCGAAAGATCAAGTGATCCAATTTCGTCATCTGTGTAAGAATTTGCTGATGCAAGTGCTGCATCTGCCTTGGTTGTAGCATCTGCTGCTGCTGCAGAAATAGCATCTGCTTCTGCTGTATCAGCATATGACTGGTAAGCAGTTGTAATTGCTGTCTCACGGCCATCTGTGTATTCTTCTGCTGCAGTTATTGCTTCGCTTTTTGCTGTAGAAACTTCTGCATCTGTTGCAAAAGATCCACCAAGTGTTGTTGAGATTTGTACGTTTGCTGTACCATCAAAAGATACAGAACCTGTTACGTCTCCTGTAAGTTCAATTGTACGAGATGTCTCAAGTGCTGTTGCTGTGTCTGCATTACCAGTTAAGTTACCAGTTACATTTGCTGTAATTGTTCCTGCAGCAAAGTCACCATTAGCATCACGCTTTACAACCTTATTTGCTTCGTTAGCAGATGTTGCTGTTCCACCAATAAGATTGACGATGTATGTTTGGTCTGCTGTCTTCTTTGTAAGAACGTCAAAACCGTTAACTGTCGCTGTTGTACCCTCAACGATTAAACCACTCTTAATTTTAAAATCTTTATTTACTGTTGCCATTTTTTATATCTCCTTTTATTATGCCTTAAGTCCCATACGTGCGTAACGTACAGTGACTGGCTTGATCGCAGGATCTGGAGTGACTGTAATAGCCACGGTATTTCCAGTGCGAGAGACATTAATGGTGCCAATATTCCCATCATTGTCGATTGTTCCATACTCGCTGACTGATACATTTGTACCGTCAACAAGAATTGTCATTTCAGTTGCGTAGAACTTGTTGTCCCCTGCTGAAGTCTTTGATATTGAAATAATATACTTCACCATACGCCAAACTGTAGCGTCAAAGTTATCAATAACAGTTAAGTTCTCAATACCATTGATTGTGTTTTCATTGTTACCTGATGAACCCAGATCGGTTGACTGAGCAGAAAGGGTATCGATTAAATCTACATAATTTTCTTGAGTAGGTCTATCTCCTGTTTGGAATAGGCCCTTAACTCCTGAAATTGATATCTTTGCCATGCCGTAATTATATCATCCCTTTTAATAGTACTATTAAAGAATATAGTTGCTATAGCCAATAACCTGAAGAGGAATGCCTGGTGTATTTCCTAAACCAATAGCCTGTATTTGAATGGCCGTAAACTTAACTCTAAATGGCAAAACCTCAGTAATTATTGTTTTTCTTGTAAAATTTTCTATCTGAACTTCAGGATAGTCTATTGGGAATATTCTTTCTGTCTTTCCTTGCAGCGTATCAAGTAGTTTTGCTGTTGCCATTAATCTGTTACATCTTCAAGGATAATCATGCTACCCTGGCAAACTGTCCAAACTCTTGAAGGATCACTAACCTGAATATCAAAGATGTCTCCTGTCTGCAAAACATTAGATTCCTCTGCGGTAAGCCAAACTGTAAACTCTCCAACTAAGTCATCTTCGTCTGCAACTGGATGCAATGCCATAATTGTTGTAGCATTGTCTGTAATAATTCCAGGGGTTGATGTTGGTCTTTTAATCTTCATAGCAATATCCCATTCAGACCCTGCGCCTTTTAGAATCAAAGGCTCTTTTGCATCATCTGTTACATAAACCTTGAAACCAGAAGTATCTCCACGAACAACAGTCCAAATAACTGTAGGTGGCTTATTGCCAATATCGTATGATGTTTGAGAACCTCTTAAATTTGCCATAATGTTATTATATCACGACAAACCGTCTTTGAGTGCACCCCAAGTACCGTTTCCTTTTGCTTGAACAATTAACAAACCTTGTGCACCCAAAACTGCAGCAACAGCAACATATCTTGCTGGCCCAGTTGCTGGACGACCTTCAACTAAGTTTCCATGACTATTAACATATATTTTTGCTCCTACAGTATAGGCTATTCCTGTTAGGTTCATTTGTAAAACTCCAGAAACAACTACGACACCCTCTGCATTGTTTGCTATAGTGCTTTGTACTATTCCAAGAATTGGAACATCTGGGTTATGTGTAGGGCTTGATGGATTATATTTTTCTACCGTTGGCAAACCAGAAATGCTTCCAGAAATAAAAACGGGAGTTCCAGCAATTAAAGACACCCCAGAGTTATTTTTAACTTTAGAAGAAACACTTGTCATTCCTAATGGTGGCAAAATATTATTTAAAGCATCAACTAAAACTTTAAAGTCTCCGTGTACATTAACGGGATCTGATGCTTCAGGATACTTCATGCTAGGATAATTAGATGATGATATAGCCATAATATTTATTATACCACCCTATAAAGTTGACTTTTGACATAATTTTATGTTATACTTGGTAGTAACACCTACCAGGGTGTTATTGTTTTCTAAGGAGGAAACTATGATTAAATTTATCGAAAGAAACAAAGAGATCATTAGCACACTCAGTATCGTGGCACTTGTCAGTGTATTTTCTAATGCTGCTAATGCTACACCAGAACTAAGTACAAAGAACAACCTTAGCCTTGAACAGGCTCAGACAGTAGACACAACCTCGAAAGAGGTTTTTTTGGTTTCTAAGGAAAAAATGTTGGAGAGTTTTGCAAACAAGACATCTCTTACTGACTTAGAACTAAAGAAAATGCTATCCCTGGTTGGATTTAAGGGCCAGAACCTTGTTGAGGCTTGGGCTGTAGCAAAGAAAGAGTCTAATGGTCGCCCATTGGCTTTTAACGGAAATGAAAGCACTGGAGACTCCTCATACGGAATATTCCAGATAAATATGATTGACTCGCTTGGCCCTGATCGTAGAGACAAGTTTGAGTTATCTGCAAATGCTGAACTTTTTAACCCAGTTTTAAATGCACAAATTGCACACCACATGAGCAACGGTGGAGAAAACTGGACTGCCTGGAAAGGCATGACCCCAAGAACTAAGTTCTGGATGTCTAAATTCCCTAAGTAGGTTAGTGCTGGGGCTTTTCTATTTGATCTTTAATCCAAAGATAGGTATTTTTAATTCCTTCTTTTAAGGTCATAGAATAGTCCCAGCCTAATTCTTTTCTAACCAAGTCATTATTGGAATTTCTTCCTCTAACACCTAGTGGGCCAGGAATATGGTTCTTATCTAAAACCTTACCCTCTATGCTACAAGCAATGTCAACCAACTGATTGATAGTAACCATCTCTTCAGATCCAATATTGACTGGACCCTTAAAGTCAGACTGCATAAGTCTTCTTGTTGCCTCTATGCATTCATCTATGTATAAGAATGAACGAGTCTGTTCTCCGTCCCCCCAGATTTCTATAGAATCATCTGCTTTTATAACTTTTCGACACATTGCAGCAGGTGCTTTCTCTTTTCCACCGTCCCAAGTTCCTTCTGGGCCATATATGTTGTGGTATCTAGCAATTGCTACTGGTATCTTGTTATTTTTATTAAATGCCAAAAACATTCTTTCACTAAATAACTTTTCCCATCCATACTCGCTATCAGGATCTGCAGGGTATGCATCAGATTCTTTAAGTCCAGGGTTATTAACATCTAACTGTTTGTAGTCTGGATACATGCAGGCAGAACTTGAATAAAATATTTTGGTCTTATTGATTTCATATTTTTCGTTAAGTCTTGACTGCGCTCTAAGAAGATTAAGATTAATTAAAGCAGAGTTTTCCATAATTTGAGAATCGTTGTCTCCAGTAAAGATATATCCAGCACCACCCATATCTGCTGCAAATTGATAAATCTCGTCAAACCCCGTAATTAACTTATATGGAATTTCATTGTAGAAGTTTCCCTGATATCCCTTAAACTGAATAGCCTTTTCAACATTTTCATAAACAGACAAATCTCTTTCGATAAACTCATCTGCCTGTGTTTCTGAAAAATCTGGATGCTTTAAATCAACACCTCTAACCCAGTATCCTTCTGACTTTAACCTATTTACCATGTGGCTACCTATAAAGCCACCTGCTCCTAGAACTAATGCTGTCTTCATTTATTCCTCACAATTCTCTTAATCAAAGTATATAGCAATATTTTAAAGTATTGGCGATATCTGTTTTTCCCAAAACTCCGATATATGCAGGTGCTTATGAAGCCCAGGGTGTGGCCAATGTGCGCCAGGCCCTTTACCAGATCTTCCATAATCATATGCAATTTTGTGGTAATCGTAAGCATAATCAAATATTTCTGGATACTGATCCTTGTACTCTTTATGGCATCCCTGCCAGTTTATCATCTCATAATGAGGAGGCAAAGCATCAATATTTTTTGGATTAACAAGAAACTCAAAGTGTGGGGCAAACTCTTTTTTTGTTGTATCTGGAACATAGTGTCTAAAGTTATTTTTTAGAAACTCTTCTTGATCATCAGTCAGACCATTTGACCAACACGACCAGTATAGTTTTATGTTGTTTGATTCGCAAAATGCTTCTAACATTTTTATATGATCAAGGTTTTGATAGTAAACCCACTCATACGGGAGTATCTCTTCATAGTCCCAAGGGGCAGAAACTTTTGTCTTTTTTGGCTTATGATTAATAAACCACTCCTGCATTCTGTCTCCATCTGGCGAAACAAAATAAAATCTTTCGAAATTAGCAAAATGAGCAATAACAATTTCTGGCTTATATTGATATTGATGAATCATTCCAAAAAAACTTGAAACAAGTTTATTCGCAGCAGCACCCGAATAAGATATATTACCTATAGGAACCTCAATGCGAGAAGAGAGTAAGTCTGTCCACCTAAGATCCTGTGGCATGCCTTGCCCAAGCGTTATAGAGCAGCCTAGAGCAACGATTGGTGGTTTTGTAGAAAACTCTATAGACCTTAAGTCATCACTGTTCCATTTATAGTCATATTCTGGCCTTGGTATTTCAGCATGAACTGCTAACACTTCTGTTGTGTGAGAATAGTCTTTTTTGGGATTGTTCTTATCAATTAGGTGATTTGGAATTACTCTTGGATTGAACATGTCAAATAGCATTAGTAGATAACATGCCCTTTCTTTATTTTTCTATATTTTCTCCACATTTTAAATTTATATACCATTCTTTTTAACATATTGACTCTGGCCATTCTCTCCACCACATCTTTTTTCCGTTGTCAATAGGATATTCATTCCAAGAGTATGGCTTTCCAATTGCTTTTTTAGAATTATCAAAGAAATCCCATGTTTCAATTCCTTTTTGATGTCTATTTCTGTGTATATAGGCAGTATATGTGCTTCCAGGAGTTCCAACAAAATTTGTTGCATTATGCATTACTAAATTACAAATAAGTCCAAAAACTACCTCATCCTGGAATGGAAGTGCCATAAATTCATCTCTAAAATTGTTTACAATATATTCATCTAGTAATATAAACCTATGCTTGTTTTCTTGAACCATCTGGTGACCTGGCTGGCATGTTGAAACAACTATTGGAAGGTTATTTTGTGCAAACCTATCTAGCCACGATTCAAACATTTCTTGCTTGGTTTCAAACATGTGAACATGATCCGACAACCTTAAATGCATGCCTTGAAATTGTCCAATAGAATAATATATCTTGTTTGCTAAGTCCACGTATTCTTTTTTAAACTTAACTGATGATATTGCCTTGTCAAGACTTTTGCTTCTGTCATAAAAAAATCTTGAGTACCATCCTAAAGTTAGTTTTAGATGAAGCGTTTTATCTAGAGGAAGTCTTTTTCTTCCTTCTGCAAAAAACTTTTCATCATCAGAAATTTCTGGCTTGTTACTATAATAAAAATTATTTAAAATATCATCAATTACAAATTCTTCCTGCTTAAAACTATCTATTTTTTCATCAATAAATATTAGATTTTCGTTAAAGTCTAGAAGGTCTAAAAGATGAGGATACTGCTCTGGATCTGTAAATCCTTCTCTTTGCTTGTTATAAAATCTACTTGGAGTAAAAATAGGAATAGTTTTAGTGTTATAAAGTTTTGGGTCTGCACCATACCTTGCGTAATGAACTATTGCTGGAGCGTTTAATTCATGAGAAAGACCAGATGCCAGTTCAAGGCTCATAACTTGATTAATTAAGCCTGTTGGATTATATAGTTGAAAAAATAACTTATTCATCTACATCATTTCTTGTTTTGGCTCTTCAGTGGTAATCGTTTTACGAATATCTGTGTATAGATATTGAGGTCCATGCTTAAAGAACCAATGGTCTGGTTCTGTATAAAAGAAAAATGCATTTGCTACTAAATTATTTTCTGGATTTGGAAACTCTTCTCTCCAGTGCTGTTGATCATTACCATATGAAAAAACTGCATCATTTTCTTCAGGCTGAAACTTTTCGCCCTCAACATAAAAATCCCAAGGAGTCTTATGAAAAATTGTATAGTTGATATGATATGTACAGGCGTTATCGTCAACATGTTTCCAGAGTCTTGCCTGATCTGTTTCATAAATACTAAGAAGACACCAAGAAGGAACTAGTGTGTTTGATTCAAACTCTTCTCTTGCTAAAGGAAGTAGCATTTCATGAAACCTTCTTAGGGGTTCAATGTTTTCTCCATGCGTTCCGTCCCATATTGCCCACTGGTGTCTTCCAAATCCTGGCTCAAATGTGTTTTTTTGTGTTGCCCACAAATGCATTGCTAAATTTTGCAAGTTTGTATGTTCGTGCTTTGGAAATATATTTTTTAATAAAAAAGCATCTTTCATTTTTACCACTTCCCAATCGGACATGTTGCTGCTTCTAGTTTAGTCTTTAAGTGCATTAGGCATCCACACTTTTTGCACTGTTTAGTTAATTTTATTAGTTCTGGACAAGCCCTGCATATTGCCATTCTAGAAGATGCTAACTCCTCATTCTCTACATATTTGTTTGGGTCAAGCATGTGCCATGGCTTAGTCTCGCCTTGGGCTTGCTTCCATTCTTCCCACTTTGACATGTTCTGTATCTCCTTATATGTTAATAATGTTTGTACCGTTCCAAATATCACCGACATTTGCTGTCTGGCCTTCTGGAACTTTTATAAGTGTTGTTTCACTTTCGAATATTGATATTAGTTGTTCATTTTTTTCAGTATTTGGCTGTCCTATAATTGTAAGGATTATCATGTCGTCACAAATATACGAATACTGTCCTCTTATCGATCCCTCTGTAATTGATGTAGGATCTCCTCCGTTAAACTTTGTACCGTCCCAAATAGCGCCACTTCTAACAGATGAGCCAAAGTCTGTTAAATTTTTGCCAACAATAGGGAGTCCACTTTCTAGTGCAAAATCAACTCTTTCTTTTTTTGCATCAGGAATATCTGTAAACACGCTAAATACATCCCAGGTGTCTTGACTATTTTTAACTATGCATGCGTACATTTTTTCTCCTTATTGTTATATAAGTATATCATGCTACTCGTAGCAGTCTCCTGTTGAACAGTCACCAAATTCTCCACCGCATGTAGCGTCACCGCACACATAACCAGAAGATGCTGTAGGTGTTGGTGCTGTAGGTGTTGGTGCTGCAGGAACTGGTGTTGCAGGAACTGGTGTTGCAGGAACTGGTGTTGCAGGAACTGGTGTTGCAGGAACTGGCGACTCAGGGCATGTAAATGATTCATTTCCACAAGAGTCAACGTAAATAGTTACAGATCTTCCACAAGATGCACGATATTCAGTATAACTAGAAACATTTGGTGTACATGCTACAGGTGTCACAGGTACAGGTGTTGGTGATGCAGGTACAGGTGTTGGTGATACAGGTACAGGTGTTGGTGATGCAGGTACAGGTGTTGGTGATGCAGGTACAGGTGTTGGTGAAGGACATGTGAATGTCTCATTTCCACAAGAGTCTACATAAATTGTAACTGGTCCACCACAAGATGCACGATATTCAGTATAACTAGAAACATTTGGTGTACATGCTACTGGAGTTACAGGAACTGGGACTGGAACTGGTATTGGTGTTGGTGAAGGACATGTGAATGTCTCGTTTCCACAAGAGTCTACGTAAATTGTAACTGGTCCACCACAAGATGCTCTGTATTCTGTGTAGTTAGAAACATTTGGTGTACATGCTACAGGTGTTGCAGGTACAGGAGTAGGTGCTACAGGATTAGGACATTCAAATGTTTCATTTCCACAAGAGTCAACGTAAATTGTAACAACTGCATTACAAGATGCACGGTATTCAGTGTAACTGTCAACGTTTGGTGTACAAGCAACTGGGGTTGCAGGAACTGGTGTTGGTGTTGTAGGGACTGCAGGACAATTACTTGGCGCAGAAGGCATTGAAGTAGTTGAGCAAGAGTAATTTGTTCCGCCTCCGCCTGGAAGTCCAGAAACTACAGCAGCATATGCAGAACATGCGTTTCCAATGTCAGTAGTTACAACATTGTTTGCGTCAACTGTAAATTGTTCCTGTACTGGAGATCCTTGGTAACAATACGAAATGTATGCTGTTCCTGTTGTTGCTATTGGTGCGACAGGTGCGACAGGTGTAGTAGGAGTTGGTCCTACAGGAGCAACTGGTGTTACAGGAACTGGTGTTGGTCCAACTGGTGTTGTAGGAATTGGTGTAGGTGCAACGGGTGCAACAGGTGTTGGTGTTGGTGATGTAGGAATAGGGGTTGGAGCAACTGGTACTGGTGTAGGTGCAGCAGGCACTGGTGTAGGTGCTACAGGAGTTGGAGTTGCAATATTTTCATAAACATCTCCATAAAAAACCCAAGCATCTGTTCCAACCTTTAACAAGGTTCCTTTACTATATTGTCCATCAAGATACATTCTTGCACTTTTGCTATTAACTGTAACTCCGATTTCTGGAGTAATAGTTGTTGTTCCTGTTCCGTACTCAATTAAATCAATTTTATATCCAACCTGAAGCGCTGTTGTAGAATTTTTGGGGACTGTAAGTGTAATTGCTGATGACGTAGAAAGTAGTTGTGTGCTTCCTGCATATGATGGCAATAAAGAAAAATTAGATGTTTGTTCTAATACCGTTGATAAATAGTTAAGGTCAAACCTTTCATCTACAATGTTCCAGTCAATTCCGTCTCCAGCAAGTTCATTATAACCGCCTACTGCTCCAGCAATAGCATTTGCAATACCTGAGTCTACATAAGACGTTGTTGCAAGTAGTGCTGTGTTTGGTATTCCGTGGACATCTAGAGTATCTGCATTATGTGTAGCAATAGCAGCATTTCTATTTACTACCTCTTCTGCATCTGCATCTACAAGGTTCTGAAGGTGCTTTGCAATTGAGTCTTCCAAAAGAAGTGATGTGTTTGTATTTGCACCATCATAGGTGTAAGATCCATAGTGATAAAGTCTTAAGGCTGCCTGAATATCTGCTGCATCTGAAAGGCCAGGGATTTTGGTATTGAAAAGTCCATCACCGTTAGGCGTGTTATCAATATTCTCTGCTGCCACTATAAATCACCTCTTGCCATTATACCACTGTAATAAATAAATGAACACGCTTTGGGCCAGCCATGGGCACCCAGGTTGTTCCATTATATTCTACACCCTTTATTTCAAGTGGTAATGCTCTGATTGGATCGTCTATTACAGTATTAACTACAAGGCTAGTTGAAACAGGGCCCCCAGTTGGTGATGAAATAGAATACTGAATACTAAAGTTTGCAGATGTAAGGTTTACATCACTTGCAATTTCTGTTATATTAATTGGAGGTATTACAAGTGTACCGTTTGCTGCAGTAACATCCTTTACAGAAGAATAAAAGTTTGTTTTTAAACTAAGCATTTCTGTCCACTGTGTTCCATTTGGAGTTGCTATTTTTTGAAATACTGTTTTATATGTTGGTGAATATGGGTTGTAATCAATTGCAATATCTAGTGCCTGTATGCCAGTTGGCTGACTCATTATTGCAGCATTAACATTTGTATCTTGTGGATTTCCGTTTGACCCTACAATAATACTTCCACGATCACCTTGTGGTCCTATATCTAGGTCTAGACTTATGCTTTCTGGTCCACCAAAAACTGTTAGATCTTCATTGGATAAAAGTATATCTGCCACTATTCTGCTCCAAATGGTGTTGGAGTTGGTGAAGGTGTTGGTGATGGCTCAGCAATTGGAGAGGCAGTTGGAGTTTCCCCTATTGGTGTTGGTGATGGAGTTGGAATTGCAATAGGTGCTGGTACTGGTGTTGGAGATGCAATAGGTGCTGGTACTGGTGTTGGAGATGCAATAGGTGCTGGTACTGGTGTTGGTGCTATTGGGGCAGGAGCAACAGGAGTTGGTCCTGGTGTTGATGTTTGAGGAAATACTGCAGTAACAATTCCTGAGTGAGCAGAGTGTGTAACTTCTTCTGCTCCTTGAACTGTAAAGAAATTTGCAGAAACTCCATACAAAGTATAATCTTTAGACTCTGGGTCTTCGTTGTCCTTAAGTCTTGGAGCAAGGGTTATTGTTGCCACATATGTAACTCCTGGCTGAAAGTTTCCAGTAAATGTTGTGTCTTTTCCATTAACTCTTTTTTTCCAAACAGTTGATCCAGAGAATTGAGTATTTGTTTCAACACTTGAGTCTGGCACTAATCCTGAAACTGGAATTGTTACTCCAGAAATTGATGCGTTGCTTATTGTTGTTGCCGTTACTGGAAATGTTGCAGTAACAACTCCTGAGTTTGCAGTATTTGTAGAGTCAGCATTTTCTACTGAGAAAAAATTTGATGGAATGCCATTTAGAGTGTATCCGCTAGACTGCCTTGGTGTTACATTTATTGTTGCTATGTAGACTGTATTTGAAGCAAATCTTGATGGGCTTCCAGACCAAGTGACTGTTCCAGAGTATTCTGGTGTATCTATAATTGTGGCTACTGGAACTGCGCCTGTTACTGGTCTTGTTAATACAAGTCTTCCATTTGACAAAGGTGTTATTGGGCTTGTTGAGGCTGTTGCACCAGTAACCTGATCTGTTATTGTTATTTTTCCTGTTAAAAGAGTTTGAACTGTCTCATAATTGTTAAGCGATCCAGGTACAGTAGATGGTTTTCTAACTTCTACATCATAAACATACTCTGTTCCAGCAACCAAGGTTGTAGAGTCTGAAGGCCTTATAGCACAAACAACATGAGTTCCATCGTCAGACACACGAGCATAACCTTTGATAGGAACTCCAGAAGAGCCACGAACTGTTGAAATTGTAAACTGAGCACTATCATACAAAGCGGATGACTCTGTAAAATAATCATCAACATTTGCAAAATTTGTTGGAATTTGGTATTGGCTTAAGTCAAAAACCGTTCCATCGTTCTTTTTCGGGTAGATACGAAATTCAAAGGTGTCACCCTTATAGTAATTGAAGTCATATATTGATGGAAATGCCATGGTTTTATTATACCACGCTGACGTATATAGATTTCATAATTACTGATGCATCAAAGTCTGTACGTATTTGAGGCACTGCCCCACTACCCCAAATTTTTTGATTTTCTATAAAGATTTGCTGAGTAACTGTTATTGGATATGTGTGCTGATACTTTAGAGACCCTATAAACTGAGAAACATCTAGATCACCGTTAGTAGAGTAGGTTCTAACCCAAACCTCGGTGTTGCTGCTATGCGTTGTTAGTTCAAAACTATAGGTTATGAATACTTGAGCACCCTCTTGAAGTCCCCTGAAATTAAATGCTCTTGCATGGTCATTCCATAATGAAGTACAGCCCTTTGGTAAATATTTTTCATTTGATCTTCCTTCAGATAACAAGAAAGTGCTAACCCAACCATCTTCTCCTTCTGAGATGCCAAGTTTAAAAGGTTTCTCAACTTTGTTATGATAAGAAGCCCATCCTGCTTGCTGTCCTGAAGAGGATAGAGAACTTAGACCGTCTTTGCCTGGCGATCCTTGTGCTCCTTTTGGTCCCGATTTTCCTTCTGGGCCTTGAGGTCCTTCTTTTCCATCTTTACCGTCTCTACCTGCGGGTCCCTGTGGTCCAACTGGGCCAGGGACTGGAAGAAATGAAAGAGAATTATCTGTAGAATGAGATGCCTGACTTTGTTCTACTTGTGCAGCATAAGAAGATTTTTTTACACCAGGAAAATCCATAGATTTAGAAGCAGCCATGAAGATATTATCTCATGATATTATTTATTTACTTTAAAAGTTTTATCTTTAATCTTAACTATTGGGGACAACTCTGGTCTTGGAGTTGATATTTTTACTACTGCCATTATAGACTTCCTGTAACATCACCAAGAACAGAAATAGTTCCAATCAAAGGTGTCCAGATTGTTTCTGAATCAATAGTTACCTGTAGATCAAATGTTAACTCTGTTACAACTGATTTAAAACCAGTTCCCCATAGTGACGTAATTGATGATGGAGCCATAATGTCTACATATCCTATTCCAGGTGTAACTTCCAGGGAATCAAGAAAGTCAGACTGAGGATCATAAGAAGTAGCCTCATACGTCCAATCAGATGTATCAAAATATGTTGTTTCGTCATCCTGTAAAAATTCCACACGGAGCGGAGATGTGTCTCCTCTAACTATTTGCCATTTAATACGAGCAGGATCTGCTCCAAATACTTCAGGTCCGTGGGTAGCCATAATAATTGATTATACCATAAAAATTGACTAATACCAAGGTTGGTGGGTATAGGACAAACCAAGGTATTAGCCAATAATAAATTATACCATAAAGGACAAAACGGACATGATATTTAAAGTTATCAAATTGTTATAATAGCCAATGTCCGATTTGTTACTTTTAGAACCATATGCCAAGATTGGGATAGTGTATACTTTTAAATATATAAGAGAAAAGAGTATCTTTATAGTTTTAAAAGATATCTTATATATAGTATATAGGAGAGTTTATGAGTAAAGTTTATCATGAATATCTTTCTGGCAATCTTATTGGCCCAACAATAAGTATGAACATGGATATAAATAAAAACACGACCTATTTGCAAGTATGTCCAGACTGCTCCCACGATGAGTGCCTACCAGAAAGAGGTCGATCAAATGAAAAATCAAAAAGTACAAATTCTTTAGATCCAAAAATTTCTTACAGGATAAACAACTTCGGTTATAGGTCTGATGATTTTGATATAAGAGATTCTGAATCTAATTTTTTATATAGCGGTTGCTCTAATACTTTTGGTATAGGGGTACCGCTTGAATCTATATGGGCCCATCAATTAAACTCTTTCTTAGGTGGAGAAAAATTTATAAGTTTGGGAATTAACAGTGGGTCTTACAAAACAATTGTTTATGATGTTTTTAATTACATAAGAAACTTCGGAAAACCAAAAGGTGTATTTTTACTTTTTCCAAACATTGAAAGACAAATAGTTTTTCTTGGCAATAACGATAAAAATGTTAATATTTTTGTGCAAGTTTACAGAAATACTTCTTCAAAAATTTCAGAGGTCATTACAGAAAAATCAAATATGTTTGAGTTTTATAACACAGTCAAAATGCTAGAAGACTATCTTTTTGAATTAGGTATACCACTTGTATGGACAACATGGGATATGGCGCTAGATAAGAAGATATCATTGACCAAGGGATTTAATAACTATGCCAGCCTTGACAATTTTGATATTTATAACAAAACACAAAACGCCCCTATACCAGAAAAACTAGATAACGAGTATTGGAATGTAGCAAGAGACTCTTCGCACTTAGGATCAAAATATCATTTGTACTATGCGTCAATACTTTATGAAGAATGGAAAAGAAAATATGAAAAAAATAATTAACAAAATTAAATTTTATTTTTTTAAAAGAAAAAACAAAAACAAAGACTATCTTTATTAAAATTACTTTTTTTCAACTTTTGCAATATGTTCAATTAAAATCTTATACATCTCGTCGAGTTTGTTTTCTTGTCGCAATCTTGACTTCTCTGAGGCAATCCTTTGCTCATCTAGTGCGGTTTCAAGTCTATTAACCTGGTCTTTTAGCGATGAGCCAGAATTCGGCTTAAGTTCGCTGAGATAATGTTTTACAAGCCACTTGATTGCAAGTCCAAGTGATGATACAATTGTAAGTATGGCTACGATTAGCGAAGCCCAGTCCTGGATTGTCATAACTAGATTATTATAAGGGGTATTTTACAAAAATGAAAACAGACATACTTAACACACTAGAGTATTCTAAGAATTTAATTATATCCCCTGACATGGATGGTTTTATGACCGCAAAATTATTGGAGCGTTTTAACGGTTCGAAAATAGTGGGTTCGTATGACAAAAATATTTTATGTCTCGCCGACGGGATCAATCCAGAAGAATGCTTGTTCGTCGACTGCGATATGAATCGTCAAGAGTATGTATCTCTCGGCAACCATATGCGACTCTTAGAAGATAATATGTCAGTCGAGTCGTTTAATCCGAATGTGCACTTCGGCGTTTCGACATATAGCGACAAGTTTCCTTTCGCAACCGCTTTTTTGATTTCGTTCGCAATAGAGGCTGACCTATCCGAACAAGACCTTATACGCATGGCTTTCGCTGACTCAACTCTCAAGAACATGGAGAAATACAGCGATAACATGCGAAACTGGTCTACACGGATGGATCATCATGCAACAAGGTACATAATAGACAATTCGGACATTGCAAAAAGAAATGATGCACAAGCAAGGTTTGATTATGTTGATCAATCATTTACATCAAAACGTTATGGCAAGACTCGTTACATAGATACCCTAAATAACGCCCTAGCAGGGCAGGAGATGAAGTTTGAGCCATTAGTCCAGGGTATGAAGTATGTATGTGACAAAGTTGGCATAGAAACGCTTATAAGGTATAATAGAGATATCATCTCTTATGCAGAAATATTCACAGGAGAATATTCTGTTACATATGACCAAGAAAAGGAATGGGTATGACAAAAGAACAAATTTTAGAAATAATGATCGATACGGTAAATGAGCATAACTTTAATTTAATGCTCCAATCAGGAATGGACAATGAAAAGATTCTAGAAACTCTTTCGGGCCAGCGTCCAGCATTGGAACATATGTTTGGTATGATTTATTCAAAACTTGAAGATGCAAAGGTTTTTGAGTAAAATCTGAAAAATTTTATTTGCCACAACTACAGTTCGTGCAGCAAGTTTCTGAAAATAATTTTACAGCCAAGGATGTCTCTTCTGGTCTGCCCAAATCTTCCCAAAATACTTCTCTTCCCATGTTGTCTGTTACTGGGAATGGACTTGATTCGAATTTAGGGTTTTGTGGTTCTGGGCGTACTTCTATGTCCCAGGAGTTTTCTAGATTATCTAATATGCCCATACCGTCAATTATACACCAAACCTGAAAATTATTTTTTGTTTGATACTGGAAAAGTCCCATTTCTCTGAGCGTCCAAGATATTTGACCTGTGTGTGTCGTATCTAAGGTTTTCTAGTCGATTGTCGGTTTTGATATCGTTATAGTGACAAATTATCAAACCTTCTTCTGGAAAACCTAAAAATGTTTGAGCCACGACGACATGTATACGAATGTTATGTCTTTTCTTGTTTATGTCAGATAGGCATAATTGCATATACCCTGCAGGATCAGGACGACCAGTTATAAGGGTTGGTGTTTTCCTTAATGGTCTATTCAAACCAGATTCAGTTAAAGACTTAGATACCTTACCGTATTTTTGTTTATATGTCCGTACCCTGCCAAAGTTGGATACTTCATATCCCTCGAATTTTAAGATCTCATTTTTCTTTTTAATTTCTGTTATTGGTTTCCAAATTTCATTTTTCATATAATAATTATAGCACACTATCCGATTTAGACAAAATTGGAATATTTTATCCAGATGTATGATACGTATAATTTACAAGAATGTACACAAATAATAGTGTGCCCTTATCAGGCAAGATCAAAACCTCAAACCCTATCGCTACCTATTGCAATGCCAATGGGCACTAGTACCATGGTTTAGTTTAGTACTAGTACCCGCAAATTATCTAACATTTGCAAGGGTCTATGCGGGTCTCTTTCTCACTAAAAATGATGATACCTGTATCCCCGCAAAACTCGCAGGTGTGTGCGTACATAGCGTTCATTAGTTGTCCTCGTTTTCTGTTACTGCATCTTGGAAGTCTAACAATGCCTCATTGTAGGCAATAGGGTCACACTCTTTTAGAATCTGTGACGGATAGAAAGTTAATTGACCCATAGTAATAACAGGATAGGATTCATCTAACATCTCATCAAATAATTGCTTAGTAGCAAACGCAATCTCAAAGTCTAACACTATGCGACCTCTTTCTCTTTTAGTATTCCTAGAATTAACTGTAACTGTTCTGTTGTGAGTAGGGCTGTTGCACAACCCCATGACCATGCAAGTGCCATGTCATCATAGTGTGTCTTAGCAAGAGAGTTAATCTCTGCAATTACTTCATTGTTACTTATCATTTAGTTTTCTACTTTCTTTAATTCGTAATCGTTATTTAGTGGGCGAGCATTGTTAGAGAACATAGCCTCTATCTTAGCCTTATTAGCCTCACGCTCTTTAGCGTAGCGAGCCTGTTGCTCTGCTCTTATTCTGTCATAGGTACTCATTTATCTGAGCCTTTCTTTAGTAGGGTTAGGGCTTGCGCTAGGCTTTCCTTGCGCTGGGCTTCTACATAAGCCTTGTATTCATCTAGTGTCATTTATCTGACCTTTCTTTATTTAATCTCTATACCTAGTATTCTAGCACCTACCACTGACAAATTAGCCTGTTTTTCGGGCGTGTCGGGAAAGTATTTTTGTGATTTACATCACCCTCCAA